CACAGGTCGCAACACTGCTAGGTAGCGACGAGCCTTTCGCAGCATGGGCTGAGCGCTGGGGCGTCTCCATCAGCCTTCTCTCACTGATTCGCTCTGGTCGGCGTTGGAAGCATGTGTCATGAACAGCCTCACTTTTGTGGTTTACGGCTTGGCGGCGCCGCAAGGGTCGAAAAGGCACGTTGGAAATGGCCGCATGGTTGAATCCTCGAAAAACGTGGGCAGCTGGCGTCAAGACGTGAAACACGCTGCGCTCGCCTGCCTACCCCACGACTGGGACACCACCACACCCATGTCCCTCTCCATCGTCTTCCGCTTCAAGCGCCCTCAAGGCCAGATCGGTAAGCGCGGCCTCAAGCCCTCCGCTCCCGTCCACTGCACCTCCGCTCGCGCTGGCGACGTGGACAAGCTGTTGAGATCAACCCTGGATGCCCTAACTGGCGTTGCCTTTGACGACGATCGCCAGGTCGTCTCCGTCAACGCCTCCAAGCGTTACTGCGCTGGTGACGAGCCCCAAGGCGCTCTCATCACCGTCACACCACTAACCTGATACAACATCCGATTGGGTCCGTGACCTCAATCAATAGCCTCCTCCCTGATCACAAGAACGCTCGCAGGCGCACTGATCGCTCTGCGTCCCTCATCAAGGAGTCCATCGACCGTTACGGTGCCGCTCGCTCCATCGTCATTGACGAGGACAACCGCATCCTCGCCGGCAACGGCACCATCGAAGCCGCCAAGGCCGCTGGCATCAAAAACGTACGCATCATCGAGTCAGACGGCACTGAAGTCATCGCCGTACGCCGCACGGGCCTGACCGAAGACGAAAAGATCGGTGTCGCCCTCAGCGACAATCGCTCCTCTGATCTCTCCGAGTGGGATCAGGAGATGCTGCGCCGTCTCTCCGAAGAGCACGACATCTCACCCTGGTTCGACGACGACGACCTCAACGAACTCCTCGCTGTCACCGAGCTACCCCCTGAACATGGCAACACCGACCCCGACGACGTTCCCGAGCCACCCGAGCAACCCATCACCAAGCCCGGTGACCTCTGGATCCTTGGCAACCACCGCCTGCTCTGTGGCGACAGCACCAACATCCAGCACGTTGAACGGCTGATGGATGGGCAGAAGGCCGACATGGTGTTTACCGACCCGCCTTATGGCGTGGCCTACGAGGGCGGCCACAACGACAAGAAGCGCCAGCAGATCCAGAACGACGCGCTTGCGGGTGAGGATCTGACCTCGCTGTTTCACGGCGCATTGACTGCGGCGATCACGGTGACCGCAGAACACGCGCCGTTCTATGTCTGGTTCGCATCCGGCAAAAGCGTTGAGACATTTGCAGCCTTTGCTGAGCTGCCGTTGAAGCTGCGCGCGGTGATCCAGTGGTACAAGGTCCGCTCTGGTCTAGGCGCCTTTATGTCTCAGTACATCCCGAACTGCGAGCCCTGCATCTACGCCTACAAGGCTGGGTGCTCACCGCAGTGGTTTGGACCGACAGACGAAAAGACGGTCTGGGAGTTGCAAAAGGAATCGCGCAACGAATTTCACCCTACGCAGAAGCCTGTTGAGCTACCTGAGCGAGCCATTGGCAACAGCAGCAAGAAAGGCCAGCTCGTGCTCGACCTTTTCGGTGGCTCTGGCAGCACTCTGATCGCGTGCGATAAGACAGGCCGCAAAGCACGCCTCCTGGAACTTGACCCCGCCTACTGCGACGTGATTGTCAAAAGGTGGTCTGATTTCACTGGCAAGGATGCTGTGCTCATGGACAGCCGCTTGGAGCAGGAGGAGTTGTTTTGATCTCTGACATCCTCATTCAGCAGCCACAGACCAGCAGACATGGTGGCAACCGCAAGCCTAAGCGTTTGCGTCATTGCGCCCAATGCAACGAGCTGTTCACCCCCGCTCGACTCACGGCCAAATACTGCAGCCAAGCCTGCAAGGCCACAGCTCAGGTCATGGCCGCAGGAGAGCGCAAGCCTCGCCCTATTGCAACCACTGAAGCTCGACGTGCTCAGAGGCGTGTCGCATGGCTCATTGAGTCAGGTCGCCTGACTCGTCCCAGCGCTTGTGAGGAGTGTGGCTGTGAAACCAAAACTGAAGGCGCTCACTACGATTACGACCAGCCTGAGCTGGTCCGCTGGCTCTGTCGATCGTGCCACAGCAAATGGGACTGTGCCGAGCCGAAAGGAGGAACCATCTGATGGGGCGCAAGTCCACTGCCGCTGAAAAGGACTACCGCGTCAACCGCGTCGCCCGTCTCCTAAGCAACGGTGCCGTGCGCTCGGAGATCAGTCAGTATGCGGCGTCCGAATGGGGGTGCAGCCTTAGGCAGGCTGATCGGTACATCGCGGAAGCGCGCGAGATTCTCAAGGCCGACTGGGACATCGACCGCCGTACCTTTACGGCAGAGCTGCTGAGCCAGTTGGCCAGCCTGCAGAAGGAGGCACGCAAGGGCAACCAACCGCACGTCGCCCTGGGCTGTATCAACACTGCTGCACGGATCGCTCAATTGCTGAGCTGATGCCATCAATCCTTGATGCCTGTCGTGGCGGTTCATTGCTTGAAGCCCCCGTTCAGCTCATCGAAACTACGACTGGCAGCCTTGATGAAGTTGAGGCGATTCGCCAGCGTGTGATTGATGGCCTGCTGGAGTACCAGCGCCCCATCTGCCAAGACACCGAGCACCGCATCATTGCCTTCTGCGCTGGATACGGCGCAGGCAAAACCAGGACCATGTGCGCCTGGACTACCTGCATGGCGCTTGATAACCCCAACACCACTGGTGTGCTCTTCGCTCCAACAGGGCCCCTGGTGCGTGATGTGGTAATCCGCAACCTGGAGGATTACTGGACCGAACTTGGCATCCCGTTCGAGTACAGGGCCAGCCCATTGCCTGAGTTCAAGGTGATGCTGCCCCTGGGCCCGGTCGTGGTGCTCTGCCGCAGCATGGAAAACTGGCAGCGGATCATCGGCATTAATGCCAGCTTCATCGGCGCTGAGGAAATAGACACTTCCAAGACGGAGATTGCTAGGCGTGCTGTAGAGAAGTTCCTCGGTCGCTTGCGCGCTGGTAACCGCAGGCAGTTAGGAATGTTCTCAACGCCTGAAGGCTTCGGCCTGATGTACAGCCTCTTCGTTGAAGAAGGCGACAAGCCAGACCGCGCCATCTACAGGGCAAGGTCAACAGATAATCCCTACCTGCCTGCGGACTTCATCGACGGCATGCGGGAGAACTACCCCGCCAACCTGCTGAACGCCTACCTGAACGGTGAGTTCACGCTGCTCACACAGGCGTGCGTCTACCCCGAGTTCAGCCGTGAGCTGAACAGGTCTGAGATCAGCCAGCCCGCCGAGTCAGACACGCTCTGGTGTGGCGTTGATTTCAACGTGGACCGCTGCTGGATTGCCGTTTGCATTCAACGAGCTGATGGCGTTCATGTCGTTGCAGAGCACATTGCGAGGGACACGCCAGGCGTGATCGAGCGGCTCCGACAGGAGTATCAGCCATGGATCGACCATGGTCAGCTGATCGTCTGCCCTGATGCCAGCAGTCAGAGCCGCAGCACGAAAAATGCAGGCATTTCGGACTTCGGCTTGATCAAGCAGGCGGGGCTACGCCTCCAGACCCAGAGCAGCAATCCGTTCATCCGCGATCGGGTGCTGACGTTGAACAGCTTGATCCTGAACGCCAAGGGTGAGCGGCGCCTGTTCGTTCACCCGGACTGCAAGGGGATGGTTAGGGGCCTCGAACAGCACGCTTACGACCAGGCAACGCAGCAGCCGATGAAGGGTGATGGTGGGCCTGATGACCTATCCGGCCAGATGGATGCCCTCGGCTATGCGACGTGGCAGTTGGCAGGCATCAGCGCCTGGCAGGTGCGTGGTCATAACAGGAAGGTCGGCATGGCGACCAAGCCAATTCGGGTCTATTGACCTTCCGTAGACTGGCAACACTGGTAGTGGTTGTCAGCTATGGCGTCGGATCCACTTGGTATCCCGCAGGTGGGTCCGTATCGGTTGGATGGCTGGGAGCGTGGGACAACGCTGGCAGGGTTCAGCGACCCCGAGGATCCCAGCATCCCTGATGGCGCCTATTGGCAGCTGACGCTGTGGTGGGAGCCGATCCGAGCCTGCCTGGAAGGCACCAGCTACCTACGTGCCAACAGCCATCGCTACCTGCCGCAGCAGCCCAGGGAGTTAGACGATGCGTATAAGGGCAGGGTTAGCCGCAGTGTGTTCAGCCCCTACTTCGGCAGGTTGGCACGCACTGCGGTGGGCCTGATCCTCCGCAAACCCATCCATCTAGAAGGTGGCGACGAAACCTTCTGGGAAGAGTGGCGGACTGACTGCGACCGTCAGGGCACAGACCTTGATGAGTTTGCACGCAACCAGCTGTTTCTGTCAGTGGCCTATGGGCATAGCAGCTGGTTGGTGGACTTCCCTGATGCCAAGGAAATTCGCACGCTCAAGGATCAGTTTGAGGCTGACCTGAAGCCCTACTTTGTGCAGGTCGATCCCTGGTCAGTGATCGGCTGGCGGCAGGATCCACGCAAGGACGCCGGCAAGCTGCAACAGGTGCGGATCAAGGAGATTGTGAGCGTGCCGAAGGGCCGCTTTGGCAATGAATACAAGAACCGCGTCAGGGTGCTGGAGCCGGGGCGCTGGGAAGTATGGGAGGAGGCGAACGACATCAAGAAGTGGGAGATCGTTGAGCAGGGCACCACCAGCCTCAGTGACATCCCGATGGTGACGACTTACAGCAACAAGATCGGGACGCTGTTCAGCAAGCCACCGCTGACGGAGATCGCGCACCTGAACCTGACGCACTACGCCAGGCACGCTGATCTGATTCAGGCGCTACATGTAGCGGCCCAGCCGATCCTGGTGCTGAAAGGCTTTGATGACACAGGCGCTGAGGTTGGCCTATCGGTCAACAATGCGATCCTGCTCCCACCTGAAGGCGATGCGCTCTATGTGGAGCCTGCTAGCAGTGCCTTCGACGCTCAGCGTGCAGAGCTGGAAGCGTTGGTGGAGGAGATGAGCATGTTGGGCCTGGTGGCGCTGACTAAACAGAAGAACGTCGCTGAGTCAGGCCTTAGCAAGACGCTGGATCGCATCGACGCCAACTCGATGCTGGCGATCATCAGCAAGGATCTGGAGCAGACGCTGCAGGCCGCGATTGACATGGCAGCGGAGTATGCGGGGATTGAAGCGCCTGAGGTCAGCATCGACCGCGACTTCAATACGGAGCCGATGCAGGGTCAGGAGATGACCGCGATCAATGCGCTGTTCACGAGTGGGCTGTTGGATCAGCAGACGGCGCTGGAACTGCTGAAACGAGGCGAGATCCTGACGGACGAGATGGACCCTGAGGAGATTTTGGCTAACGCCGAGGCTGAGCAGCTGGCGAGCATGAAGCAGGACATGGCGATGGCTGAACACCAGAACACGCTGGCCATTGATCAGGCAGCAGCTGTTGCGAAGGTGGCACCGAAGCCCGCACCGCCTAAGGGCTGATG